AGAAAGGGGCGGCGAACCGCCCCAGTCTTTTAGGTTACACCAATTGCTGTTCCAGCAGTAACATCGACAACTGTGCCGTTATTGCTAAGAACAATGCTAAGTGTTGCCGTTGGGGTGTTCGTATCATAATGATACAGAAGATCACCAACTGCGAGAGTGTCAGCCAAACTGTTAAAGTATCCAGCTCCAGTTACGGTAGCTTTTGCTTCAGCGCTAATATAGGAATACATACTAGGTGCATTTCCTTTCTTAGACGCAGCGATGGTTGCAAATCCTACTTGAGTAAATGCCATTTTTTAGTTCTCCTTATTCAGTGCATGAGACTTGTACTAAGCCCTCTGCATCAATGGTTACAGAACCGGCAGAGAACATTGAGCTAACCAAGAACGATGTCTTTTCTGGGACATAGTTAACTTCGGTTTTCTGAGACATTGACTCAGCATAGCCCATTGAATCTTTGTGCCAGGCGAAGCAATTGCGGGTGTTAGGTTTTGGAATACCACCCTCATCACGATCACCCATAGTCAAGATCTGAAAGCCCATGAATGAATTAATTTCACCACGGACAAGAGCCTTTACAGAAGCAAAGTCTTGGCTTGTTACTTCAGCTTCACCCAAGAGTGCATCTAACTGACTTGCGTGCATCAAAAGGAAACGGCCTTCGGATGGAACATTTTTAGTGTTCATTGCTTTCGCAGTAGCGCGAAGCTTTGCAATGTTCATGTTCGTTGCGTTGCCACCAATAGTTGTTGCAACAGTTGTACCAGCGTTTCCAACCATTGCATCAATGCAAAGCTGGTCCATGCGACGCGCAATGGATTTTGATACAACTTGTACCAACTCAGAACGCTCATCAAAATTAATGTGCGACTGCTGGAAAATGTCAGAGTATTCGGCAGCAATGAAATCAGACATTGTTGCTGTTACTTGAGCATAGGTTACGTTTAATGGTGTCACGTCCGTTTGTGGAACGCGAATAGTAGCAACACCTTTGCCAATCTTTGGGAATTTGACAGTGTTACCGGCTACACCTGTGCGGGTACGCATTGTACCGCGAAGTAGTGATTCGGCTTGATAAGCTTGCTTGACCTCTGAATCGAATAAGTCAACAAACGCCGTTGTGACGTTCTGCGCCATTGCAGATACCTCCTAATGAGTTTCAACAAAACGTGAGCCGTTATCCGAAATTCGGGCGGTCGCTTGCGCGTTATGGCCGCGCCAACCAGTAGATTACTACATTTAACGGGCCAAACAGGTTATCCATTAAAGGCAAAATACACGCAAGCGATATTTATTGCAAGTGTTAAGCGTTTGCTTGCATCCACTGCTTTTCTATCTTGGTTCTCCAAGGTGCGTCAGTCTTCCAGCGAGGATCTGCAATTGCTACCTCAAGATCAGCCCTGGTCATGTCCGGCTGGTTTACTGCTGGAGTTATCGGGATGTTCTCATTTGTTAAAGATTGATGGTATTTTACAAAAGCATTTATTGAGTCGGCATTGTTTAAAGACTGCGCCAGTGAATCGCGTTCGGAATTTGTCAAAGAAGCCTTCATCAAACTGCGCTCAACCATTTGGATCTTTTCTTGAGCATTCTTGCCAAGCTTTTGGATCTCATTGCGTTGATTTATTTCTACACTTTCTTGCTCTTGCTGAGATAACCCTAAAACACGCCCCGCCAAATCCTCGAAAGCATCCTGGCTAATCCCGTTTTCTTTAGCCCAATCCTGATATACGGCGACAGTCGGATCGTCAGCATCCAGACCCTGATCCGAAAGCCCAGAAACATCATACTGCTCCGGTGCTTTATGTTTGCCAGACTTAAATTTCTTTTCAAGCTCTGCATAACTTTTTGCCAACTTCTCAACATCAGGGCCATCATCATTCCAAAACTTTTCAGGGTAATAGTCAGGACGCTCAAGAGCTTCGGCATCATCTGTAGCAGCCGCTTCCTCTTTTGGTTGCTCATGTATTGCAATCGGAGCTTCTTGTAGGTTCTCTTCTTGCTCTTTGTTTACGTTAATTAGTGGAGCGTCAGCTTCGATTGTTGTTGTTTGCTCATCCATTGTTTGATCTCTCTATTCTTTTTTCAATCATACGAACCGTTTCAGCCATGCCTGTCCTTACATAGCCAAAGCTGGAATCCTCCCCAGGGTTCCACGTTGGTTTTTCAATCGTAATGCTTCTTAAATGACTTAATACTTTTTGACCTTCAGCACTTTTAAACACCTTGCCATAGATAATATCTATATCTGCGGCCCTGGGTGCGTCTGCTTGTGCTTGCATTAAACCGTCCCAACCTTCGGGTGAACTCATTGCATTGCCTCCATTGTTGCTCCACCATCATCAGCAGCGGGTGGGCCTTGCTCGGCCATCTGTTGCTGCTGCATCTGTTGCATCATCATTTGTTGCTCTTCTGCTGTAGTGAGCAATTCTTGATTAATATTCATCTTCTCAGCAATATACTTTGCTATCCTTGGAATTGATAAAGTTGCCTGACCTTGTGGGCCTAAAGCATTAGCAATCTGCATAAACTGAACAACATCATTTACTTCTTGAAGCTTCTGAGCCTGGGCTAGTGGGGCTGCTGGAGTAACCTTAACCTCAACACCATTAACCCTTAGTGGCAAATCAATGTAACCCTGTTGATCCATAATGTACAAAATGCGGGAAACAAGTGGAACCATAGTCTCATTAATCAAACGACCAAATGCAGATCCTAGATTACTTGCCAGCTCCCGTGATCTTTCTGCTATCTCAGTTGCACTCCTGGCAGACATATTATCAGGCGGCAACGTATCATCCATTAAGATCTTTTTAATATTCATACGCAGATCATTCATAACAATCTGGCTTACATTGAAATCGCCGGTGCGCGGTAAGGGGGCCAATGATGCGCCTTGTGGCCCACCATTTCGAGCAACGCCAATAATAGCACCAGGCTGGATCTTAATGTTTTGTGGATTGAGGACGCCATCATCTGCTGCCGTATATACACCAGCAATAGCAAGTGACGCATTCTTTAGAACTAGCTCAACAGTCTTATTAAGGGTCTTTATGTCAGCAATCGCAGTAACCAGTGGGCCGCGACCATATACTTCACCGGCAACCTTCATGTAACGCGCAACGATAAATGGTGAACTATTCATAGTTTTGTAAACAAGCTCTTGGCGTTTGCCAGGCCAAATAACATGATAACAGAATATCCCCTGCTCATAGTCATATATTACAGCGTCAACTAGATCTATTTCTTTTGACGGAGAATTTGCTATCGCTTCGGCCAATTCTGCTGTCATTTCCAGGTCAGGAAACTCTTGTGGTATCGCCTCCGCCTTCATGCGTAATTTGCGATACACGTTGTCTATGTTGCCAAATGTACCTTCTTCAATTGCAACCAGGTATTGCGGGATTGAAGTAAAGCGTATTGGTGTTGCTTCATCGCCAGCCGTAACCATCATAACGGCAGTACCAACGCAGAGATCTAGTAAAAACTCGCCCATTGCCAGGTCAAAGTTAGTCTGACGCATTACTTCAAACATACGCTTAGTGTAGGCATCTAGTGCAGCTTGGGCCTGGGGCTTTTGTTCTTCTGGAATACCTGTGCCAGCTTCTAAGCGACACCAATCTTTTTGCGGAGGGAACAAACCAGCTTGGATTCGGTTGGCAAATCGTTGAGTTGCGGAGATAGCAGTTGAATCAAAAACGCGAACCATCTTGCCTTTACCGGCAACACCACCTTCATAAAAGCCAGAATATAGATTCCTCTGTGGAAGGGCAAATTCGTAACAGTCTTCATATATAGAACGCCATTCATCCTTACGGGCTTGAGCCTTGGCTTCACGTTCCATTAATTCGTTTACATTTAGCCTAGCCATCTAACTATCCTTTTTATGACGTGCTGCAAAATTACGAGCTGCGTCTACAGAACCAAACCCCCATGCCTTTAAGGCAAGTGCCTTGCGGGTAGGTTGTCCCTTTTCATCTTTCATCGAACCCTTCATCCCGGCGAACCTAGCAGCAAAGCTTACGCGCCGTGGATTAGTTCCAACCTTGACGGGGGCCTTTAGATTGCCACCATCTTTTCTTTCAAAGTGCTTACGCCCAGCTTCATTAAGACCGCCCTTTGGGTTTTGAAATGCCTTCTTAACCATTGGATTACTTTTTAGCTTTAGTCTTGGCCTTAACTGGCTTTTCCACAACTTTAACTTCTTCTTCTTTCATGTGGGCAACAGCCTTGGCAAATTTTTCTGATAGAAAAGATTTTATCTGTGTCATGCCTTTTTATCCTTGTTAAACAAAATTGTATTTTTGGCTTTATAAAAAACCTTCCTTCTTTTTTGCCCAGCAGCTTTTTCAGCAGCTAACTTGGCCGCAGCCGCAGCAGCAGCCGCCGCATCACGTTCAGCCTGGGTACGACCACGGGGTCTTGTTCCCCCACGGTTTCCGTCCTTTTCTAAACCCTGCTTCATTCCAGCAGCAGAACGGGCGCTTCGACTGTATTTCGGGCCAAAGAAGCTTGACTTGTATGAAAAGCTTTTGTTGCTGCTGGGGCTTCTGTTCTCAGGCACTAAGAGCCTCCTAGCTTAGAAGCGTTTTTTCCTAAAGAACTGGATTGACCCTGGCGTTGTTGCTGCAAAAGCAGCCAATCAGCATCAGACATTCCTGCCGGTCTAGTAGCTTGTGGCCCTTCTTGACGAGCTTTTGAAAATAACAACCTCATGCCGCCTTGGCGCTGTATTCTACGACGTTTTTGAATGCCTTGCATCTCAGTCGTTTCTTGAGAAGTAGCTCTTTCCTCTGAACGGGCTTGTGCTGCCGTTACAGCAGGGGCCGCTACTGGGGCTGGTGCAGGGCTTCCGCCGCCGCCGAATAATCCACTCATATTAAAACCTCGCCATCATGTAATAGTCAGCCCCCTCTGGGCCAAACCTCTTCATAACACTTTCTACACCAAAACCTAGCGACTTGGCAAACCTAAAGGCAGTATCGTTTTCAGTTCTTACGCCAATTTGCAGTCTTTTTAAGTCGTAATCTTTGATTGCGCTATTGGTTAGAACCTTTGCACCTCTCACAATTGATATCGTATGCCTACCAATATCCGTTCCTGGGATCATCCACATTTCAGCCAAGCCATTCCAAATAGGCTTAATTCCAAAAGCCGCAACAACTTTACCGCGTCCGATACCAGCCCAGCTTGATCCAGCTTCAGCGTTAGCCCACAAATAATCTATGTAATTAGGGATGTTCTTAATATATTCCTTAGTATCTTCGTTATAATCTATCTTCATTAAATGATCGTGGCGCAAAGAAACTATACTTTCATCTGGACTCATTCTAATTTTTGGTATTTGTATGAGGCCCATTAGAATATATCAAAATCAAGAGTTGCGGAATAGGTTGTACCACCGGCAAAGGTAGTCCCGTAAGATCCACGGCGCAATTTTCGTTGCTCACCGCCTCCAAGCATTAAGTATCCAAACGCATCACCACAGTGTGAGTGTTCATTTTTAACCGGCATATCTTTAAACCTTTCCTGACCAGCCCCCATAGACTGCCGTTTGAAGAAGTACCCACCACTTAAAGATTTGCGCAGGCGCAAACATTTTTTATTTACTAAAAGCCCAGGTTTTCCACCAACCAGCCGGTTCATAGGAGAAGCAGCGGCCTCACGTCTTACATTGAAAGCGTTGCTATCGGTAGGTTGGGCGCGAAACCCAATAGTTTTAAGGTGGTCAAAGGCCGTAACCTCATAGATCTCATCCCGTTTGTTACCAGCGGGATCTCCCCAGATCATAACTTCTGCTTTATCAAAGCTTGCCGCAATCTTAGCTAGAAGCTCCTGACCAAATCTTTCCAGTCCCATATCAAAAGTAACAAGCTCATCTAAAATTTTCCATGCGCCACCAGATGTTCGCTGCCCAAAGATA